TAGGAGTATGACATTGATCCATTCACGTTGGCCTTCACTGCTCTGGCAGCAATTAAACAAGGGGTTGCTTTTTATAAAGATGCAAAAGCAGCGGGTAATGATGTTACTAAAATAGCAAGAGAAATATCTAGTTGTATAGCAAATTTCTTTAGTGCACAAGAACAAGTTAAACAAGTAATTGAAGAAGAGAAGAAGAAGCCTGTAAAGAGTTTAAAGGCACAAGCTCTAGATAACATATTAAACCAAATAGAGCTAGAGAGACAGGCAGTAGAACTTAGAGAGTTTCTAATCTACCATGTAGACCCAGAACTAGGGGCAGTGTGGAGTAGGTTTGAAGAGGAATATGCAAGACTACAAGACGAACAAGAACAGGAAAGGCTAATAGCGGAACACAAAGCAAGGGAGGCAGCATGGCAACGAAGACAGTTAATAAGCTCCCTGCAAGACAAAGCTCTACAGATAGGAGCAGTGGCTCTGATTACTATATACCTCCTCCTCCTGTTCTGGTTAATAACAATAGACAGGAAACTTCGATGGGGTTTTTAATAGGTCTAATTGCTCTAGTCTTTGCGTTTGTACTTATTCTTCCTGTGTTAGGTTTTATGTTATTTGATATTAACGCTGCTAAACAAGAAGTACGATATGAAGTACAGAAGGTAGAGCAGCTTCGTAAACAAATTGAGAAAGAGAAAAAATGATTCCAATCTTAGGAGCCTTGCTAGGAACACTAGCTGAGAATGGCCTTGGTCTTCTGTCCTCTGCCATTCAAGCCAAGGGCAAGGAAGTTGTAGAGAAGACACTGGGTGTCAAGATTGCTGACAATCCAACACCAGCAGATGTAGCAGCCTTACGCCAGCTTCAGTATGACCACGAAGAGCGTCTCTTAGAGCTTGGCATTGAGAAGGCCAAGATGGAACTGGCTGAACTTGAGTTGTTTGCTAAGGCAGCACAGAGCGAAGAAGACAACATCTCCTCTCGCTGGAATGCAGACATGAGCAGTGACTCTTGGCTGTCCAAGAACATACGCCCTATGTCCCTCATAGCCATCTTTACAGGTTACTTTGTGTTTGCTATGATGAGTGCTTATGGGTACAATGCTAACGAGAGCTACGTAACCCTGCTAGGAAATTGGGGAATGCTTATTATGGGAGCCTACTTTGGTGGTAGGACAGTAGAGAAACTAGCTGACTTAAGGAGTAAGAAATGAGCCTATCAGACCATCAAGCAGCTTTCCTGTTAGACATGTGTAAGCTCATTCAATATGCCACAGAGCAAGGCTTCAAGGTGACAGGCGGGGAGCTTGCACGTACACCAGAACAACAGGCCATCTATGTCAAGACAGGCCGTAGCAAGACAATGAACTCCATCCACTTGAAGCGATGTGCAATGGACTTGAACTTCTTCAAGGATGGAAAGATTTGCTGGAACAAAGAAACCCTTGCACCACTAGGGGCTTATTGGGAAAGCCTCCATGTTAAGAATAGATGGGGAGGCAACTTTAAGTCTCTCGTAGATTGTCCACACTTTGAGCGTAATGTATAATGAAAACAAAGTCTACAGTTAATAGTGCTGGTGTCTATACCAAACCAACAATGCGTAAGACATTGTTTAACAAGATTAAAGCTGGCTCATCAGGTGGTGATCCGGGTGAATGGAGTGCTCGTAAGGCACAACTACTGGCTAAACAATATAAAGCAAAAGGTGGAGGATACAAATCATGAGCAAAAGCCAAACACATTACTTGCCAGATGGTAAGATATACAAGGGCGAGACACATAAGTCTGGCAGTGTTTTGATGACAGGTAAGCAGCACACAGCCACAAGCAAGAAACTAACACATACACCTCCAAAGAAAAAGAAATGAAGAAGCCACAGGAATCTCTGAAAGAGTGGACAAAGCAAAAGTGGACAACTAGTGATGGTAGTCCTTCAAAGGGAAAGAAGCGTTATCTACCAGAAGCGGCATGGAAAGCTCTCAGTCCTGCTGAGAAAGCTGCCACTAACAAGGCCAAAGCTGCTGGTAACGCCAAAGGCAAACAGTTCGTAGCTCAACCCAAAAAGATTGCTGACAAAGCATCTAAATATAGATAAGGAAATATATGAAAGACTCAATGAAACAAACATCTAAGATGGGTAAAATGATGGGTGGCTACACTGCCTCTCCCATGTATAGCACCAAGGCTCCCAAGAAGGCCAAGCCAATGCCCATGAGAGGCCAGAGAACAGCCACTAACAAGGCTAAAAAGAAATGAAGGATAGTAGACTAGCCAAGGTGGGCGTAAGCGGCTATAACAAGCCTAAAGCAACCCCTAGTCATCCCACCAAAAGCCACGTTGTTGTAGCCAAGGAGGGTGATCAGGTCAAGACCATCCGCTTTGGACAACAAGGGGTGTCAGGGAGTCCCAAGAAAGACAACGAATCTGAGAGCTATAAGAACCGAAGAGAGAGCTTTAAAGCCAGACATGCTTCTAACATAGCTAAAGGTAAGATGTCTGCTGCTTATTGGGCTGATAAAGTTAAGTGGTAGCCCCTTGACAAATATAACAAACCATGTTATAATATATACATATAAGGAAATAGTATGACATATTTAGAAATAGTCAATAGTGTACTACGGAGACTTAGGGAGAGAGAAGTTCTTTCTGTCTCTGAAAGTTCCTATAGTAAACTCATTGGCGACTTTGTAAATGATGCTCGCAATGAAGTGGAGACAGCTTGGGGCTGGTCTGCTCTCAGAACAACCTTAACCCTTACAACAACTGCCAGTGTGTTCAACTATGAGTTGAATGGTAGTCAGAACAACTTCACTGTGCTTGATGTCATCAATGACACAGATGATCAGTTTATGGAGTATCGTCCCGGTGCTTGGTTTGATAATGCCTATCTAAATCAGGGGCCTGTTACAGGCTCTCCTACCTATTACAACTTCAACGGTGTTGCTAATGATGGTGATACACAGGTTGACATTTACCCCATTCCTGATGGTGTGTACACAGTTCGCTTCAATGTTATCTTACGTAATGTAAATATGACAGGGGATGGTGATGATCTCTATGTTCCTTCACGTCCTGTTATCCTTCTAGCCACTGCCAAGGCCATTGAAGAACGTGGTGAGGATGGTGGTAATGCCAGCATGAATGCATACGCTGCTGGTCGTTCTAGCTTGGCTGATGAGATTGCCCTTGATGCTGCTCGTAGGCCTGATGAAACTATCTGGTATCCAGTATGAAACAACTCTCTAGTGCTGCTGTTGCTGCTCCCGGTTTCTTTGGGCTTAACACCCAAGAGAGTGGAGCAATGCTGTCAGATGGCTTTGCACTTGTAGCTTCTAATTGTGTCATTGATAAGTATGGACGTTTAGGTGCACGTAAGGGTTGGGTACAGAAGACTACAACAACTGCTGGACTTAGTGGTGCAAACATCTTTAGCCTCTTTGAATACTTGAATGCTGATGGCACATTTGATTACATCAGTGCTGGTAATAATAAAATCTGGAGAGGTGGCATTGGTGCTACGCTCACAAACATGACACCAACAATGACCATTACAGACAACCATTGGCAGATGGCTTCTTTAAATGACCATTGCTTGATGACACAGAAGAGCCATGAGCCTGTGTTATTCACAAGAGACACAGGAAGTCCTATATGTGAACGGCTTGTATCACACTCAGTTCCCGGTGTAGATTTCACTGCTCCTGTGTTTGGTACTGGTACAGCTAATGGCCCTAATGCTTGCTTGGCTGCTTATGGACGCTTCTGGGTGGCAGGAAGTACAGCTTTCCCAACTACAGTGTTCTGGTCTACAGACATTGCTGATACTCATTTTCCTACATTTAATACTGGTGGCTCACGTACCTCTGGTAGTATTAACATAGCTTCTAAGCTTCCTAATAACACAGATGAAATTGTAGCTCTTGCTGCACACAATGGTTTCCTCATTATCTTCTGTAAACAAAACATTGTCATTCTAAGTGGTGCTGAGACACCAGCTACAGCAATGACCATCTCTGATGTAATTCCCGGCATTGGCTGCATTGCTAGAGACAGCGTTCAGAAGACAGGTAATGACTTGTTGTTCTTGAGTTCTTCTGGTGTGCGTAGCCTTGGACGTACCATTCAAGAAAAGAGTATGCCCATGCGTGACATCTCTAAGAATGTACGTGATGACTTGTTTGATAATATAGCAAACACAGAAGCTAAGCTTATTAAGAGTTGTTATTCAGAGAAGTATGGCTTCTATCTATTAAGCTTCCCTTCAACAGCCTCTCCTCTTGTCTATTGTTTTGATTTGAAACAAGCCCTACCAGATGGGGCAGCTAGAGTTACTACATGGAATGCCTATCCTGCTTATTCTTTCTCTGCTAACAGGGATGGTACTTTGTACATAGGAAAGCCAGCAGGAATTGGTGAATACTTTGGCTACCAAGATAATGGTAGTGGTTACACCTTCATCTATTATACCAACTACTTTGACTTTGGACAACCAACAATTAATAAGATTGCTAAGAAGATAGGCTTTGTTCTTATTGGTGGTGGTGGTCAACGCTTTGTTGCTAAGCTTGGGTTTGATTATTCAAATCAATACAGTAGCTATCCTGTTATTATGGATACAGGCGCATACGCTGAGTACAATATAGCAGAGTATAACATAGCAGAATACTCCTCTGGCATTGTCATTGATGATGCTTATGTTTCTGTTGGTGGGCAAGGAAAGATTATTCAAATGGGCTTTGAGGCTCAAGTGTCTGGCTCTCCTCTAAGTGTACAGAAGATGGACATCTTTATTAAACAAGGAAAGATTTACTAATGAGTGACTACACCAAACTAACAGCATATGATACGAAGGATAGTTTAACAACTGGTGATCCTTTGAAGCGTATTAAAGGCACTGAACTTGATGACGAGTTTGATGCCATCTCTACAGCCATTGCAACTAAAGCAAACCTTGCAAGTCCAGCCCTCACTGGTACACCAACAGCTCCTACTGCTTCTGTTGGAACAAACACAACTCAAGTAGCTTCCACTGCCTTTGTACAGGCAGCATTGGCTGCTACATTGTATCCAGTTGGCTCCATCTATATTAATGCTACAAGTGCTATAAACCCTGCAACCTTGTTAGGTTTTGGCACATGGACAGCCTTTGGTGCTGGTCGTGTCATGGTTGGCTTTAACTCAGCCAATGCGTTGTTTGACACTGCTGAAGAAACTGGTGGTAGTGCAGATGCAATTGTTGTTAGCCACACCCATACAGCAACAGTCACAGACCCCGGACACACTCACCAATATACCAGCTATGGCAGTCAAGCTCCACAATCAGGTAGCGCAACAAACTGTTTAACACAACCTACAACTCGCACAACCGACAGTGCATTAACTAATATCACTGTTTCAAACAGCACCACTGGTTCAAGTGGAACCAATGCCAACTATCAACCATACATCACTGTCTATATGTGGAAACGGACTGCGTAATGTCTTTTAAATCTATAACAAATGAACAGAGCAATCTGTATATCTTTACAACAGGAGAATTGATATGATTCCTGCACTGATTGCTGGTGGAGCAACCCTGCTTGGTGGCTATCTGAGTGCTAAGGCTACTAAAGATTCAGCCAATACTTCATTACAAGCTGGACGAGAAGCCAATGCAGCCAACCTTGAAGCAGCACGTATAGCTGCTGAGGCAGCGAAATTTAAACCATACAGTATTACATCTGGCTTTGGTCGGGGCTTCTTTGATACAGAGAAGGGCACTGCTGGCTACGAGATTGATCCTCGTTTAGCTTCCTTTAGAGACACCCTCTATGGACAAGCTGAGCAGACAATGGGAGGCATTGGTACTCCTGAAGAAGTAGCTCAGCAATATTACCAACAGCAGATGGGCTTGCTTGCTCCTCAAAGGACACAAGAAGACATCATGGCACGTGAGCGTAGCCTACAAACAGGACGTATAGGCCTTGGTGTTTCTGCTGGCTATGGTGGTGCAGGAGATGTCTCTGGTATGTTGAACCCAGATGACTTTGCACGTATGCGAGCACGTGAGCTTTCTAATGCACAGATTGCTAATGAGAGTACAACGTATGGACAAAATCTAATTGATAAACTTATTGCTCGTGGAACAGGTTTGTTCACTGCTGGCGCTGGTGTTGAACAACTTGGTATGTCGCCAATGACTATGGGTGCTGACATTGGTAATAAGGCTTCTATTTCTCAAGGCCAACAAGCTAATGCTTTGTTGCAGGGAGGCATGGCTGGCTCTAGAGCTATGTTAGACGCAGGAACCAATGCTGCACAATATAATCTTGCTGGTAACTTAGCACTAGCAGGAGGCATCCAGCAAGCTGGTAAAACCATTGGTGGTATGTTTACACAACAACCACAACAGCCAGTATCCACTCCCTTTTCAGATTATTGGAACTATGGAGGTTCTTCTTCAGACCCAACTCAACCAAATAATCCAATGTCTGGCATACGTTTTAGATAAGGAATAAAGATGGCAACAACAGTTGAAGGACTATTTAATTTACCAACAGCAGCACAGGCTGGTCAGCAATACCTTGAAGGTATGATGTCCTCTCCTGCCCAACTGAACCAGCTTAGCTTGTTACAACAGGCAGTGGCAATGGGACGTGATGCTGGTGCTGGTGTAGGCTATGTTGGTGGACGTTTGTTAGGTGGTAAAGCTCCTGATGAGATTCGCATTGAGGGTGTGAACCAAGCAATGGCAGAAGCTACTAGAATTGGTGGCACAGATGCAGAGATATATGCCAATCTAGCTAAGGGCTTGGCTGCTCGTGGGCTTACACAAGATGCTATGGCTGCAACAGAACGTGCTCGTACTGCTAAGCGTGATGAGCAAGCAATGACATTGGCAGCAAGCCAAGAAGCTCGTGCTGTTAAGGGTGAAGATCGTGCTGTCTCTGCTGAGCAACGTGCTCTGTTAGAAGAGGAACGTAGAGTACTTGCTGCTAGACAAGCATCAGAAGAATATAAACAACGCATGAAAATATATCCTCTTGAGATTCAAGCGAAAGACTTGGCTCTCAGGAAAGCTGAGCAAGACCTTAATGGTGCTATGGGTGAGGCTACTATGGCTCAAGAAGCTTTGACCAAGGGAGTAAATCCAAAGACTGGTCAGCCATTAACAGCGGAAGAGGAAAGAGCTTTAAGAGCACGCCTTGCACAGGCACTTCTGGCAATCAATGCTGAGGCTACTAGAATTACTCAAGAGAGAGCAGAGCATGAGCTTAAGATGAAGAAGTATGAAGCAGATATTAATCAAAGCAATGCAGCAGCAGCAGCGTCTAAGACAGCTAGTGGCATGGGCGCATTTAAACAGAAGGCTACTATTCAAGTTCCCGGATTTACTCCAATGGACAAGCCTACAACCTACGAGGTTGGTACAATGAATGGTTATGGACAGGTGAGAGGGAAGGATGGTAATCTGTATAACAACGTAAATGAAGCCGCACGTGCACAAGGCATTGGTGGTGCTGCCGAAGCCCCTGCTGCTTCTCCTGCTTCTCCTGCTGCTACTCCTGCTGCTAAACCTACTAAGAAACCTGATCCAAAGTCTTTCTTTAGAAGCTCAGAGCCCGGAGCTTATACAGACCCAATGGGAAATTAAATGGCAGACTATTATGCCTTAGAAGATGCTCTTGCTGCTGGTCTTACTCCAGCAGAAATTGTTCCTGCCTTAGCAGATAGGAACAACTATGACTATCAGGCTGCTCGTCAAGCAGGAGTTACTGATGATCAAATTATTGCTACCCTGATGGGAGAAACTTCTTTTACAGCAGCCATGAAGCGTTTCATCAATGCTGGTGGCAGCAGTATTAAAGGGGCAGTAGACCTCTTCGGTGGCCTTGATAAAGAGAGAGCTTTAGCAGAACGAACAGCAGCACAGATTGCTTCTGCCAATGCTCCTGTTTCTGGCATGGTTGGTGAGTTTGCTGGCGCTATTGCAGACCCTGTTACAGCCCCTGCCTTTGCTCTTAAAGCCTTGAAGGGTGCAACCCTTGTTGGCACTATGGCTAAGCAAGGCGCAGTGCAAGGAGCCACTGGTGGCTTCTTAGAGCCTGTCCTCACACCAGAAGAAAGCCGCTTGAAGAATACCATTGTTGGTACTGCTGTCGGTACTGTCTTTGGTGCTGGCCTTGGTAAGGCAAGTGATGAGGTTATTAAGTTTCTTGATAACAGAGCCATCAAAGCAGCAAACACAGACACCACTAAAGCTGCCATTGATGATGTGGCTAAGTTTATTGATAACCCACCAAGCAAACAAGCAGCAGAGCTACAGGCACAAGCAGTTGATTATAGTGTTCCTGCCTACTTACGTAAAGCAGAAGCTGAAGGCACTCCTGTTCCTGCTGTGCGTGAGCCTCTTGACCCTGTGCAAGCCAAGCTTGTTGAAGACCGCATTGCTAAGACAGAGGCTGAGATTGCTAAGCATGAGGCAGACCTTGCCAATGTACAGAAGCAACAACCAGAGAAAGAGGTTGGTGACTTCCTTGGTTTAAAAAACCCAACTAAAAGACCAACAGAGAAGCAAGTAGCTGCTTTGTTCAAGGCTCCAGAAGGACAAGACCTTCCTGCTAAGTTTGGCCTTGTTGCTCCAACACCAGAAGCCCCTGCTAAGCAAGTGGCTGCTTTGTTTAAGAGTGCAGCCCCTAGTGAAGTTCCTGTTATCAAACAACAAATCGTTGAAGCTGCAAAGCAAGGAACAGCACAGCAATATTTAATTAGACAAATTGAAACCAAGAAGGCCGAGGTTGAAAGACTTAAGGCTGCTGTGTCCCCTGCCCCTAGAGAATTCCCAATACAAGTCGAGACAAGACAAGGAGTTTTGCCACAACAAGTGGCTGCTCGTGATGCTCGTGTACAACAAGTGTTGGAACGTACAGGCAGAGCAAAACCAATGCCTCCAGAAGCCCCTAGAATGGCTCAGGAAGCCCCTGTTCAAGGGGTTCCTATGCCAACCCCTACGGAAGTACCTACTGCTCCTACAAGAGGCTTCCAAAGTGGTGGCTCTGCTGCCACCCCTAGAGAGCTTCTGTATGCTGAGAGCGTTCCTTTCCCTACCAATGCAGAGAAGCTGCTTACTGGTGGACAAACACGTGGTGCTAACGTAGCCCCTGTCTCAGACAATGAACAATTGAATGATCTGTTCTCTAAGGCTGTTGGTGTCCTTGGTGCTAAGGGCAGACAACTGCGTGGACGTGGTGAGTTTGGTGGTAGCCTTGAAGGAACAGTGAAGGCTGGTCAGAAGGCTGCTGCTCGAATGGAAAGAGAAGAAGGCTCAATAGAAGATTGGGTATTTAAACAGAATGATGATGGTACATTCCCTAACATCGACAAGAGTTGGAACAGGGCTGAAGTCGAAGCTTTCCGTCCTGTCTATGAAGAAGCTAGAGCCACACTATCTGCAAACCTCGCTGAGATTAATCGCTTGCGTGATGCAGGAGAACTTACTGACGATGCTTTACAAACACTAACATACAGAAGCCAGCTACCAATTGGTATTCTTGGTATCTATCAGGGACAGAGAACAAAAGCTTCTGACACCCTTAATGCTTTCAAGCTGGCTAAGTCACAGTTTGAAGATGGCAAAGAAGTTAAAGGACTATTTCAACCCGGTGTTGATTGTCAATAAGGAAAACTATGGCTGGTAAATTTGATCCAAAGTGCACATTGAACATCCTTGAGATGGCTGATATGCACAAGCTTGTTGATGACATTGTAAAGAATGGTCAGCTAACACAAGCAGAAGCTAACGCTTTGAAGAGTGAACTAACAGGACGCATCATTAAAGAAGGTGCAAGCTTTAAGAAGATTAGAGCAATGACTGCTGAGTATATTATCAATGGCTACCTCACTGCCCCTACAAACATCTCAACCAACATTATGTCTGGTGCTGGGCAAGTGCTATTCAGTCCATTGTTACGAGAGATGGAAGCCATTGCTGGTAAGGTGACAGCAAACAAAGCTGACCAACGTAAGATGGGTGAAGGCCTTGTTATGCTCAAGGGAATGCTCCAAGGCTTTAGTGAAGGCATGGACTTTGCTAAGGCTGGTTGGGTTACAGGCAAGCCCCTCGACTTGAAGATTGATGCTGCCTCCTTTGGCATGACAGCTAAAGAGTTTAAAGATGCTCAAGTTAAATTTGGCTTCGATGATATTAGAGGAGAGGCTCTTAAGGAAGTGTTGTATGACCAAGCAAACCAAGCCATCCCCGGCACAATAGGCAAGGTGCTACGAGTTGGCTCCAAGGCTGGTGTGGCTATTGATGAGTTCTGGAAGGCCACTCTGCGTAGAATGGAATTTAATGCTAAGGCTTACAGAGATGCTGACCTCTTGGCTGAGAAGTTTGGTGTGTCTAAAGAAGAAGCCTATGCTAAGGCAATAGAGAATCGCATGAGTCCAGATAACTGGAATGAACGTATGCGTGAGACATTCGGTGTTAAGGGAACAACAGACATTGCCAACTTTGCCAAAGAGAAAGTGTTCCAAGAAAACCTTGGTGGTCTTGCTCGTACAGTACAAGAACTCAGAGCTAAGAATCCCCTTGTTGGTGCGTTGATTATTCCTTTTGTTAAAACACCATACAACATTCTTAAAGAAGGTGCAGCATACATGCCGGGCATTGGAGCCTTGGCACGTAAAGAAATAATTGATCCACTGGTAGGCAGAGGAACAGGGAAGTTTGATTGGGCATTGGCTCAGCCTGTGCAGAGAGAGCGTCTCATTGCTAAACAAATGATGGGCATGGCTGCAACCCTATATGTCAATGCTCTTGTAGAGGAAGGGGCTATAACAGGCTCAAGCCCTAAAGGAGATTTGCCTAAGTTCTCTGTAAAGATTGGAGACTCTTGGTATAGCTATGCTCGTATTGAGCCACTAGCCACTATGTTTGGTTTGGTTGCTGACATGCATCAAACATACAATGATTATAGAGCAGACCCCAAGTGGAATAAAGAAACAGCAGATAAGATAGCTGGACACTTTGCTAAAGAAACTGCACAAAGCGTAGCTGATAACATCTTAAACAAATCTTTTGTTGAAGGTATTGCTAAAGTTATTTCTGCTGCTTTGAACCCAGAGAGATATGGTAATGCTTTCATAGAAGCCTATTCAACTACAGCTATTCCTGCTGGTGTGGCTGCTATTGCACGAGGCTTTGACCCCTATGAGCGACAAGTAGTGGGCTTCCTTGATAAGCTTAAGGGACGAATTCCTGGCCTTAGAGACACGCTGCCTGTGCGCTATGACAACATGGGACAACCTATTCAGACAAGCATTAGTGAAGTGCTTGCTGGTGTTAAAGTGTTTACACCTACAGAGCTACAGAAGCGTTTGAATGCAGTTGATGTAGACATCAAAGGTATTGGTAAGAAGGTGGGTAGGGTTGAGCTTTCAGCAGAACAACTGTCACGATATGGACAGCTTGCTGGTGGGTACTTCTCTGCTGGTCTTGAGAAGACAATGAACAGCCCACAGTGGGGAAAGCTTGATTCCTTCCAACAAGAATATTATATTAAATCAATTCTTGAGAAGAGTAGAAGTGCTGCTGCAAGACGCTTTGCTGGAGAACTATATAAAACAGACCCTCAGTTTGCTGCTGACTTCTATAATGCTATCTTAGAACAACGAGGCTTACAGGGAAAATATGAAATGAAGTAACTTGCTAGTTACCAAAAAGAAAGGGGACTTAATAGTCCCCTTTTTTGTTATTTCACAGGTTCATCTTCTAGATCGTAGAAGTCTCCAATGTAAACAGTAACGAATGGTAGCTTGATAAGTACACCAGCGAAGGCTACTACATTCTCCTCTTCACCGTTGGTAACGATGTGGCAGATGTCTTCGTTGTATTCAATATCGAAGCCAATGCCCTGACGGAATTTAAACATAATCATAATTTCTCCTTAGATTTCACAAACACCAGACACACATGCAAGCATCTGTGTACCTTCAACATTGTCATCCACTTCAACTAAGCTGTCCCAATCAATCTCTTGTGGGGTTATAGCCATCAAAGCATCGTATTGCTCTTTAGTGCAATCCTCATAAGGAGCCTGTCGATACGAGCCACCATCATAGGGCAAGAAGGACACGCCACTCATCTCATCAAAATACTCCCACACAAAAGCTCCAACTTCCATCCACTCATGTTCCTTAACAGAGATGGTGACAGAGGGCTTATGCTCACACCAGTGACGCTGGAAGATGAGCCACAAACGCAGATGCTCAAGGGCTGTTAAATCATCCCGCAACAAGGCTCCCTCTGGGGCTTTCTTAGGGAAGGTGAACACCATTGTCTGGTCAGGTTTCATCACACAAGGCTCTGCTTGAACCCCTGCTGCAATCAAGTGTTGCGTAAGAGGGTCTTTAATGTCTGCACGAACTCTACGATAATAATAGGAAGCATGACGAGCATGAATACCAGAAGCACTATCGGTAAGCTGACTGACAGTGCCAGAAGGTTTAACACATGTGATAGCTGCGGATTGTGGTATACCCAATTCTTTAGCCAGTAGTTCATTTGTCGCAATACAGACATTCTTAATTTGCTCCAGTAAAACACCCACACCCATATCATTAGGGTTATTCAGTCGTGGGTTGTCCATGATGCCTGTCATTGATACACCCAGCAGACGCTCTTCCTCTGTGTTCTTTTGCCACACCTTACGCAGATAAGGGAAGTGGGTCAAGGTGCTCTGGAATGTACCTAAGATTGTGGCTAAACGTGCCTTACGTTTCAAGCTATCAACAGTGTCATCAGAACGAACTACAATCTCAGACAGGTTACAGAACTGATATGGTCTAAGAATAATCTCAGAACATGGATTAGTTCCAAAGTCAAAGTCAGGAGAACGTCTTCCATTTTTCTTTACAATATTTTTAGCTGCTTCACGATTGAACACACCACGCTCACCACTCTTGCTCTCATACAGGCTAGTCCATTCTTGCATGAAGATGCCCATGTCAGGACGCTCTGTGTAGCAAGCACTGTTATTAGCCAATGCACGTTGTCCATCTTTCTCCCACCATGCACCACTCTTAGCATGACGCATACGGTCATCAGACAAGTTGGACAAGCTAATCATAGCACTGCGTCTGACACCACCAACAACTACAACCTCACCAATCTTACACATGATGTCATGGCACTCAAGGCTGTTGAGCTTACGTCCCTTGGCATTCTTGAAGATGTTTGTTACAAAGGCAAAGAGTTCCTTCAGGGGTTCCGGGCCACTAGCACGTCCACCAAATACCTTCAGACGAGCGCCAGCAGGACGCACCTTAGACACATCGAACTTAGGAATCTCACCTGAGTAGAGCAAGGCAATGCACTGACGCAGAGCCTTAGCCCAACCTTCTTTGCTGTCTGACACTACAATTGTGGTATCGCTGTTGAAGAGTTGTTCAGGAATCTCAGGAAGCTTCTGTATAAACTGACGTTCAACAGAGAAGCCAACCCCTGTGCCACACAGCAGGATGTACATAGCCTCATCGAAACTCTTAGGGTCATCTACAGGAAGATAAGAACAATTGTAGCCAGCAGTGTTGTCACGATCTAAGGCCTTACCAGCAGTCATCACACTACGCATAGAAGGCATAACCTCCATGTTGTAGATGGCATTGTACAATTCTTTGTACATCCCATCAGCAATAGTGTAGTCATGTTCCTTCTTTAAATGGTCTGCCATGAAAGACAAGTAACGAGCTACTGTCTCATCCCAATTCTCACGTCTTTGTTCACTATCCAAGTAACGAGCATATCGACTCTTAGCTATGAACTGCTCATAACTTCCCATATATGTCTTCATTTATTTCCTTCATTGTTTTGTAATATTCTTAGCACTGAATTGATAGCCTGAATAAGAATAAGCTGCTCTTGTAGTTCAATCTTATTTAGTGGAAGCACAGGTACAGGCCACCTTGCTCTTAAAGCATCCCAGAATTTTGTTACATCATCTGTCATCCGAGTTCCTTTTCGAGCTTGTCGGCCTTGTCCTCTAGTAAATCCATAAACCTATCAACAAGATCATCGCTGCTGATGTCCAACAATTCTAATATTGTAACACAGTCTTCTCTTCTTAGCAAGTCAGCGATGTCATACAGGGTGAGGCTCATGCGTAAGTCTCACGTAGGTAGTTAAGACTCACTGGCAGTTCATCGAAGCTACCTTCTACCACCTCATTGAACATCCACACACCAGACCATGAGCCATTGGTTTGAGGAGTTAGATACTTCTCATCATGTTGGTAGCAGATGCCAGCAAACAAGCCTGTCATACGCTTACCATCAGCCCTACGAGCATAGGCAATGCCTCTGTCCTGTACGTGCCCCATGACACAACTCATATGCTTCTTAGCAAGCATCAACGAAGGCGAGCTAACAGGCCTTCCCATAACACCAGAAGTAAAGTAATGACAATAAGCAATGCCGTCCAGCACCACAGGCTGAAGAAAATCATAACACTCCCAGCCATAAGAAGCGAGTTTAAGATCGTGATAGCCAATGAGGCCATCCAACTTTCTGTCGCTCTCAATAGCTCTTTGAATGCGTTCCTCATGGTTTCCCAATAGAAAGACAAGACGTGGGTTCCACTGTTTGTCTTTATTTCTTTTAAGACGCTCCTGTTCAGTTTTAATCGGAGCAAGAAGAAGTTCCATTCCAGCATGCCCTGCTTCAATATCCGCTTGATAAGTTCTGCCTTCAAAGCTTTTCTTCCCTATATCATAAATTGAAAGACTTGGCATATCCCAATGATCGCCAAGGTGAATGATTACATCTGGTTTCTTTTCTGCTGCATACTTGCCAACCCATTCCAGATGTTCAAGAGATACTCCGGGTTTGCATTGTGTGTCAGGAATAACTAAGTGTCTCATTGGTCTGTTAGGTTTTCTTTAATGTAGGTAGCCAAAGGGTCATCAAACTGTTCATTGAATTTTGCTTCAATATCATAGCCATAGACATGACCCAAGAAGCGAGCAAAGGAACGCAGCACATCAGGCCATCGTTCATTACCATCGAAGCTGGCATACTCTGTTAAAATTGTATCAGGGTATGTGCGATGATCAATTTCACAATTGTATCCTTTTGTTTCTACATGAAACATGTAACGTGTCTTATCATTGTCCATCTTTATTCTCCGTTTCTGGTACTGCTAATGACTGTCCCTGTGCAATGGCTTCCTTCAGCAAAGCAACCAAGCCAAAACGAAGCAGGGCTTCTTTGCCCTCCTTGTCTGCTTCAAAGGCGCAGTCTGCTGAGCCATCTTCATTCTCATTAAACTTTGTAACTGTAATATTCATGTTTCAAAACTCCTTACTATATGAGGGTCACCATAACTACCGATAACAGGAAATACTTCTGCTTTGTTAACACGAGCCTCAATGCGTTCATCAGCATCTTTGAAAGAGTTAACCATGAAGTCTCCTGCGTCTTCCTTAATTACTTCCTTGGCTTCTTCTTTAGTACGTGCTAAGACGCACTGTAAGCCACCATACTCGCTGCTTGGGAAGGGAACCCAATAACCAACAAGATACATATACCACTGTTCATTAGTGCTTGGCTCTACTTGCTCTGTTTGTATTTTCTTTGGTTTGCCCATTATTTTTCCTTTGTAATTTCTCTAAAGCTGTCTTCTCTACATGGCAGGGTTTACATAACACCTGTAAGTTTTCTTTCTCACAGAACAACCTACTGATGTATGTTTCCCAATCAACAAAGCCTGTCCTTGGATCAACAACAGGAAAGATGTGGTCAACCTGTACATCCTTGGCAACAAAATGGTTGCAGCAACTAGCGCAAGCGTAGTGCATTGCCAGCTTGTTTGTCTTCTGGTTAACCTGTCTTCCAATGTAAGCAGCCTTCAAAGCCTTAAACTTTGGAGGCCACCTACGTGTTGCTGTCCTTAGTGCTGAAACAACAAAGCTTCTAAACCTTGCTGCTGTCCACTCTGCATCGTTATACCTTAGTTCTGTACCACTGACAGAGGAGATTGGCAAAGCCCTCGACTTCTTTCTCGTCATGGCCTACTTCTCCCATTGTGAATTTAATTGCATGTACAAGCTCGTGAAAGAATGTAGCCCTTGTTGCTTGTTCGTTCATGTTAGAGCGTATTAATATTTCATACTTGCCCGGATCACATGTACCAAAGTCTTGGAACTCATCAACATAAATTACTGTCCATTCACAACCTCCGAGCCAGAAACTGGAGGGAACCACATCTGATTTGGGAATCTTCTTAGCCATAATAAAAGTCCATTCTCTTTAACCCTCTCTTCGCCCAGAGCCTCCAAGCAAACGGCAAGCATCTCGCTTTCTGTCTGCGCTTTGGCAAGCATCTTTGTTGCTTTCACCTCCCCTATTCCCTTGATACCCACAATGTTGTCTGCCCTGTCGCCCATCAACATCTGCTTGTAAAAGAAGCGGAGTCCTTGTTCCTCTGAGACAAAGTACTTGTCTTGCTTCACAAAATTGTAATGCCATCCTGCCACCTGATTGAAGTCTTTGTCTACTGAAACAATGATACAATCATCTTGAAGCTCTGTTGCTCTGATTGCTATCAGGTCATCAGCTTCTTCATCAATGCTCATCGTTGCGCCCCATGCGGTAACTAGGTAGTTACGTAACATCTCTAAGTGTGCTGGCTTCTCTTGTGTTCTGTTCCCTTTGTAAGGGGCAGTGACAGCTATGTCTTTCCTGAAGTTTGTTTTCCCTGTGAGGAATACTTCCCAACTTTCAAGACCTAGCTGTGTCATAAGGATGTCCTCAAGAAAGTTAGCCATCGTTGTAATGGCTTGGCTTTCTGAGTCATCCTTACAAGAGAAGGCAATGCGATAGCACATCACATCACCATCTACGAGAGCAATCACAGAACTACTTCAGCTTCTTCTTCCTGTCCAACAGGAGCAAGAATAAGTTCTTTGATACGCAGAGCAGGGTTGTCCTTGCTATGCAGCAATGAAGGAGCATTACCATGCATAGCTGACATCTTGTGTGTGTAGCTGCTGATGGTTGCTTCTGCAACAGTACCATTACCAATCATGTCAGGAGAGACAAGACCGTTATTTTCATCAATAGCCTTGATGACATAGTTACTCTTGACGATGATGTATTTACCACGTCCATACTTGTCATCTGGTTTCTCTTTCACCTTAACACCAAGCTCTGATGTAAGGCGTTGTGCAATGGAATCACTCAGGCCACCGATACAAATCTCAAAGCGATTGTTATCTGCATTGAACTCCCGATTTGGGACTTCCATGTGCTTAGCCCAAAACAATTTACCCACTACTTTAACTTGGTTCATTCTTTTTCCTTTGTATAAAAACAATATTATAACACATTTTTCAATGTGTGTCACGCCATGTCTTGCCTGTATTAAACTCTCCAGATACAGGGCAACGCAAGCCAAGAAGCTCTCCTGCCTCTTGTATGCTCTGCACTGCGAGTTGTCCTACAAGCTCGCCATCTTTTTCTTTTGTTTCAATCTGCCACTCATCATGGACATTGACACAAAAGCCATACCAAATCTTCTTCTTCCTAAGTGCTTCATCTAACAAGACTAAAGCCTGTTTCATTACGATTGCGCCAGCGCCTTGCAATAGGCTGTTAACTGCTGAGTGCTCAGAACGAACCCAAATTTTTCTACCATCCAACCCCGGTACAAAGCCCTTGCTTGCATACTTGGATACGTTATTGCGTAATGTCTTGAGTGCGGGAGTGTTGGAAAGAAAACTTTCGATAAGCTTTTGTCCATCACGAGCATTACCACCGACAATTTTACCAATCTTCTCCGACCCTGCACCATAGAGAAAGGCGTAGATGAACGTCTTCGCTTCATCCCTTGTCGCAAGTCCTGCTGCCTTTTGATTTTGCGTATGTACATCCGTTCCATCTTTTGAACTTCCTTCACAAACAGTTTTGATATAGGCATCATCCTTCATGTAGTGAGCCAGCATTCGTAGCTCAAGGCCACTGGCATCAGCGCCAACAAGAACATTGCCTTCATCCACAGTCCACAACTCACGACAGTCCTCACCATAGGGGCTTCCCTTGTTGGGAACCTGTGCCATGTTGGGGCTGCTGTGTGTCATCCTACCAGTGACAGCACCATTGGTTATCACACTACCATGCACCCTGCCTGTATCTCTCACTTCCTCAAGCCAGCTACCAACCTGAGCCACACGCTTTTGCAGCATGAGGTATTCAGAGAGAAGCTTAGCCTCTGGTAAGTCAATTGATGCAAGCACTACCTCATCAACAATCACTGCTCCCTTGTCTGTCTTCTTGGTAAACTTAACACCAAGCTTCTCAAGGCGCTCAGCAATTTGTTGTCTACTTCCAGGATTAAAAGGAGTAACAATATCTTTTAGTGGTGCTCCTGTCCTCTTGTTCTTCCTTCCTGTTTCAACGTATGGAGGGAAGACAAGTTGCATGGTGTTCTCAATGCCCACCATCTTACCTTGAAGCATAGCCAACAAGCCCTGAGCTTTCTTAATATCCAGTTTAAAACCATGTTCTTTCTGCCTCTGAATAATTATTGCAACGTCATGCTCAAGCTTTATGCTTTGCTCTGAGAACTGTTCCTTCTCCAGCATCTTAGTAACCATCTCGTATGTTGCAACCAAAGCAGCAACATCATCCTTACAATATTCATAGAGAAGCTCAAGGTCTGGATTGTCCCATCGGTTACTAGCTAGTAACCCAGTTTTATCTACATACGCTTCAGCATAGTCAGTCTTCTTTTGTCCTGTCCTCTCTCCCCATGCTGCTAAACTGTGGCCTCCTTCTAAATTTGGATTGTATAGTCTGGATAGTATCAATGTATCTATCGCCTTCTTCGCTGGTATCTTCACTCCCCAACATCTCTTCAAGACTCCAGCATCGAAGCCTATCAAGTTGTGTCCTATCACTTTGTCTGAGTTTTCTATTAAGGGAATGAGTGTAGTTGCTTCTGTGTGACATACATATCCATCTTCATTGTACGTGTAACAGCACCATATGTGGTCGTGTGTGCTGTTTGTTTCTGTGTCTAGAAAGAGCCTCCGCATTTGGTTTCCTTATTCATATTCTAGTTCCTTCACCACAAGTGTAGCATACCCTGAGATGTCATGCCAACTGTCTGCATAGTATGGGTTGCCGTTAAGAATGCGAGCCATCTTATTACAAATCATGTCCAAGCTTTCTTGCATGGGAGGAGACAAGTCATGCCAGTTACCACGTGTACGCACAACTCTCTTCAGTTCTTGTGCCGTGAGAGATACATCTCTGTAGTCACCATAGGTGTCTTGACGCTGTGCCAATGTACCTTCAATTGTTAATGTCATACCTTTGTTCCTAGTTCAATATTAATACATGTGCCATCAACTTTAAAACCATTAGCCCTTCCCTCTTCTATCTGTCGTTCAACTGATTTAATACATTCTTGTTTGTTAGTTGTATATGCTGATGATTGATAGAACTCACACTCGAGTCCCATGCAAGCATATAAAACAACGAGGTATATTGTCATGTGTTCTTCTCCTTGAGCTTGGCTTCAATGTCTTTGATTATTGGATAGTAATACTCGCTGGTCGAGTATCCATGATCTTCAAAGTATGAATCAATCTCCTGATTTGTCAGCCCTACCCATGTGCGCTGCTTTAAATAATCGTACATTGCCATCATTGCGTTCGAAAACCAACCCAGCATCAATGACTCATCAATATCTTCAATCTGCCAGCTTGTCTTTTCTTTTGTCTGAATGAAAAACTTTGCCCACGCTTGTGCGTCTGGGTTGCTATGAATTTTCATGTCGTAATCACTCATGGCTGTACCTTTGCTGCTATATAAAGCCCAACATTACCTAAACTATAGCCAACAAAGGCTATGCCTAGTCCTGTGTTTCCTTTTAGGAAGAGGTCTATAGCCACCACCAAATACACCACACCAACTATTGCTATCAACCATGTACTCATGCGTAAGCCTCATTGTATGAACGTAAAGAATCATCAACAAACTTGGTGTCTTTGTAAGACATAAAGTGTGTAACGTCTTCACCCTTAACAAAAGCATTCCAGTAATAGCCACCAATAAACCCAACAGAATAGTCAGGCTCTTCCCAATGAAACTCAATTAAAACTTCATCGGCATCTGGATGTTCCTCAAAGAAGTCTTGACGAAGACACAGAGAGGGAAAGTCACAAACACCTAGCAATATGTTGTCCATCATGTTCCTTAAAATTTGTCGTTTTCTCACAGCTTCTCATCCTCTGTTTCCACCATACGTCCTGTGTATTTACTATACACAAGGTTACACGCATGTCCTGTTAAGCCAGCAAACCGATTCTTCAACACACGCACCTTGGTGGTGTTGCGTTCCTTCTCATCGTCTGCCTGACCATTACGCTCAAGGCCAAGCACCATGTCAGAGAGTTGAGCAATGGAGCCTGAGCCACGTAGCTGAGCCAAGGTGGTAGCTACCCCTTCCTCATGCCCTTTGCCCCCATCAGGACGCTTCAGGTGGCTCACCAGCACTAGGCTGATACCTGTCCTCTGCACCAAGGTACGAAGCTCAGTCATTATACTGTCCAAAGCTTTGCGCTCGTCACCATTCTGTTGTGAACTTACAACAATTGATACATGGTCAAGGAAGATGTAGCCACAGCCAAAGGCCTTAGCAAACTCTTCTGTCCTGTTCACAATGTTCTGGATGTCTGTGCTGCCGAAGTGGTCAAACATATACAGCCTGTCTGTCCCAAGGGTGGCATCAAAAGCTGCCTTCTTCTCCTCCATTGTAGCATCACAGTCAGGTAAATGCAAGGGCTTGTTTGCAGCCAGAGACATGATGGATGTTCCTGTCTTACGCACACTCTCCTCCAAGAACATCAAGCCAATGTTGTCTTGTGTCTTGCAAAGGATGTGCCAGATAAGTTCACGCAAGAACTGACTCTTGCCTAAGCCTGAGCCAGCAGTGACAGTTACAAGCTCTCCCTTACGTATGCCATAGGTGAGCTTGTTAAGCCCCTCAAAGGGATAGGACACCTCTGCCTTCTCCAAGGGCTTGGACACCTGTTCCCACAACGTAGAGCCAGCAACAATGCCATCAGGCATGTGCTTCTCAGCAGCCCACCAGCGGTCAATAAACTCCTTCTCCTTCCCTGCCAAGAGCCAATCGCACCCATCCTTGAGGCCATCAACTCCCTTCATCACCTTCACCTTTGAGCCAAGGATGGAACACAATTGGTTGGCTCCCTGCTTTCCGGGTTCATCGTTATCAAAGCAGACAACAATGTTCTCAAAGCTATTGAGCCACTCGTAATGTTCCTTGGCATCCTTTGCTGCACCCCCTGCACCATTACGCACAGAGACAACAGGCCACTTGGAGCCAAGCATTTGGAAGACAGCAAGGGCATCATACTCCCCTTCAACAATGGTTAGATACTTGCCTCCCTTGGTGAACAGTTGCTGACCAAACAAACAGGTAGCTTTCCAATCCCCCTCAGTAACAAACTTCTTCTCCTTGATGCTTCGCTTCTTTGCTGCAAACAGCTTTCCATCATTGTCGTAGTAGGGAAACCATACGTGTGTGGTGTCTGATACCACTCCATACTTCTCGACAGTGCTTCTGCTTATACGTCTGCTTCCAATGGCTGGTGTAGCCAAGGTTTGGAATGCAACCCTGATGTCGTTTATAGCCCCATCATTAGGCTTTACTGGCACACTCTGCATATATCCTTCATTCGTTGGCTTGGTGTGTGTGTTACACACGAAGCAATAGGTTGACCCATCTTCATTAACTGACATGCCATCACTGCTGTCACAAGACAAGCAGGGCTGGTGAGTTTTAACAAAAGCCATTAGTACTTCCAATCATTCCATAGGGTTTGTTGTCTTACCTCAAGCTCTTCTTGTGACAAAGGAAGGGATTCTTTTTTTGTTAAGAGAGCTGTCTGGAAAGCTTCCATGAATTTAACATAACCAATCAAGGTTACAAGCTCCACACAATCTGCAATTGTGAAGGCCATAAACCTTTCTATCCTCTCGTCACTGTTCATCATCTTCAAACCCTTCTTCATCTGAAACATGTTGTAAGTCTTGCCTCTCTACAACATCAATGTCTTCTTTGACATGAGAGAAACAACCATTACACATGTCTACAAAATCACCACTCTGAACACTCTTACGTGTAGCTTCAAAGTCAGACAACACAGCATTACAACAATAACATCTCATATGTATTCCTTAATATAATTAACTAGAAGCTTCTAATATGTATTTATTGTACGATACATACAAGAAGCTGTCAAGGGCATCATAGGTAACTGGCTAGTTACCATGAAGAACTGTAGTATATATCATACTTACGTAAGTCTGGCATTGACAAGACGTTCTCTATTATAGCCTTTGTATGGATTAAATCATCATAATAGCCATCATCATACAGGCCACTGCCAAAGAAGAAACCGTTGCTTGTAGGCAACAAGTCCTTTGCCTTCTTTGTATGTGCAAGCACTTCATTAACCAAAGCAAGCAGCTTCTCTAGGTCTGCAACAGACACAAGGTATTCGGCACAGTTGTCCACACCACCTTGGACGTTATCAACAAACCACTTGTGGATGTGGTTAGCCTTGCGCCAATAGCCAGCCTCATATGAAAGTTCTTTGACTGTCATACCGTTAACCTTCAGGTCTTCAAGCTGGTCACGCAAAGCCTTGCCTCCATCATCGTAGTCATAGATGTACCGCTTAGCGGTCAAGTACATGTCTAGTCCCATTTCATTTCCCCTTTTGTTTAAAGAATTTAATTACAAGCAACCCAATTATAAACCCAATTACATACACAACGTATGGATTGTACAACACAGAAGTCCATTTCACCTCTTCCTTAGTCCAATCATAAGAGGATGTCAGGAAACCGACAACCCCTGCATGTACGTTCTTGCGTCTCTCACGCACCACACGCTGTCTTCCAGCCTCTGACACCTTGAAGACAGGGCTGTCTATAGCCAGCATTGTTCTGTGCCCTATAACCCTACCCTTGTCCTTACCTTCCAATGCCTTCACAGAGAAGACACGCTTGTGCAAATTGAAATATACAAACACTTTCATTCCTTCTCTCCTATAAGGTCTTGCCTGATTGCATCAAGCTCTGCTAACACTTTCTTTCTTGAGCCTGTAAAACCCTCTCGCTTGAGGATGGCATACGCAGTTGTACCCTTGACAACTTTGATGCCCTGCATCTCTAGCTTAAGGGCTGTGCGAAGGGTTAACAAACGTGCTGCCCCTATCTGATTACCTGTGAATATCATGCTGCTTTCCTCATCAAAATCTCTAGGAAGTTCTCCCCAATGTAGGGAAGCTTAACCCAAACCTTACCCTGCCGCTTACCCTGAAAATCATACATGACTTCTTCATAGCCAGCAATGTCGTGGGCATAGATGCTGCCCATCTCTGTATACGTGCCAAAGACTGTAGCCATGCGTATGCTGCCACGCTTGTTGTCTTCAAGCACAGCCTCCCATCCATTACGCAGGACAACACGTGTCCCCTTCTTCAATGCATTTGTTTGTACATACTTGCTCATACCATCTCCTTGATTTGAAAAACCTTAGCCATCTTACGTGAATGTGCCACATATGCAACAACCTTCACATCCTTATTCCAACAGGCAGTGCATGTGTCACACTTGCCAGCTTGCAAACTACTAGGGCATACGTGCACACCACGTCTATGCTCATGCGTTTTGATAACCATTGATGTGGTTGTCCCTGCTATCTGCTCTTCTACATTGTCGGCACTGAGGCGCACGACAACATTAGGCAAACTGTCCAAAGCCCCTAAGACATGGGCATACTTGTCAAACTTGTGCATACGTGTGGGCAGCCAATGCTTGACATGCGGGGTGAGCCTACAAACTTCATGGATTTTCCATGCCAAGTCAACAGAATAAATATCTCCGCTGTCAAACCATCGAAATTTCTTCTGCTTTGACAAAGCCTTGACCATGCGAGCCACCCAATCATCTTCTTGCCAGTCTTCTTTGTTGTTTTTACGCAACGAAATAGCATCAGGCATGTGATAAAACCCCTGTGTGGCATAACAACCTTGACAAACCTCGACAAGCTTGCCATCTTTGCCAATGCTCCCTTGACAAGTCTCAAGGGCTTGCAAGCTCCAGCTAAAACAGCCGAGCTTTGATGTACGACTAAGCATAATATGCCTCCAAAAATAACATTGTCCAAACCAGCACCAATAAAACGGTGCATGTAACTGTGAATTGTCTATCTGTCATTTGATGCTCCTTGCTGGCAGGATTGCCACATAAACCCACCATTGATGGGCTTATGAAGTTTCCTACGACATACGCTCTACTAGATAGCCCTCTTCCTTGAAAACAACAGCCTCGGTGACAGGAACATTTTCTATCCAACGATTTAGGTTAGGCATAAATACACGATACATAATGGTCTCCAAACTGGCAGGATTGCCACATATAAGCCCACATTGTAGACCTATATGTAACTCCCTATCAAATTGCAATTGCTTGCTTCTGTACTGACAGGCGCTTTCTGTCACGATGAACATGCACCACAGCAGAAGGGCTAACCTTTACAATCTGCCCACCACGTGCCAGCTTAACTGACACCTTGAAAAACCCACGACTGACAATCTGCCCATTGTGGCGATGTCCCTTCATGTCATAAACCGTCAAAAATCTATTGCCATGGTTAGCAACAAATTGCTTCGCTACAAAAAAAGCCTTGATTGAATCAAACATAAAAACTCCCTTAAAAAGTTACTAACAAGTTACCTACAAAGCGTAGGGAAAACCCTGGTTTTTCTCTATGCTCTGAAGACCATTATACAGGCATCGAAGGGGCTGTCAACCCCTCCGATTCTGTCTCATTATACCTTCTCGTTGATTTTAGCCATCGCTTGAAGAATCAATTCTGAGGCCATCTTATAACCCTTCTCATAGCAGAGCTGTTGAATTATCTCTAGGTTATTTAACATTTTATCTTCATCGGAGAATGTAACCTCTTCGATACCCTCTTCTCCCTCTTCGCTATCCTCTTTTGGGGCTTTGGTTACGTTACCCTCTTCATCGATAACCTTTGAACCTGATTCTAGGCCTCTTAAATCTTTGACTAGGCTTTGCACTGACTCATAATTGTCTATGATATTGAACAGGGTTTGGCGTGTTGCCGATTCGCTGGCATGGTCGCATATCTTCTTAAATTCGCTTTTTCTTACTTTTGCAGTATTCGCATTGTAGAGCGATTTTGCTTGAGTACCATATCCTTCAATCATTGCTTGGTACTCTGCCTTATTTTCTACAGTGAAGACCCCTATAGTTTCTTTAAGGGTCTTAAGAAGCTTACCGTTTACGTTAGCCTGTTCACATGCGAAGGCCGCGCCTAGTGCTTCAGGGCTTGTGCCCGCTGTTGTCTTTGTCTTTGCCATTGTGTTTCTCCGTTTAGGTTGGTTTTGGCAGTATCGCCACATAAGCCCTCATTCAAGGGCTTATATAGTTTACTGAGGTTTATTTGCTTTTACAGCGAAATATTCAATTATGAATTGTGGTGCCTCTACTTCTTGTGCAAGGGTAACAGTTGCCCAGTATTCCTCGGTTGTCATGGATGCAGTTGTTTTATGCTCCATTCGAATAAGTGCTGCCAGTATTTGCTCTTTCTGCTCTTTCGTCATTCTCGTTTCTCCTTGTGGTTACTTGCTAGTTACCGAGAACCATTCTCTGCAACATGTCTTCATTCTAGCAGAGTATCGGTGCTACGTGTCAACGTGTCATTAATACCCTACTGCTTTGAAGGGTTACTTAGTAGTTACCTACCGCTTCCCCTACACCTATATACATGCAAGGGCTGTGCCATGTATACTTAAGTAGTCATGTCGTTAATACCTTTGTTTGCAGACATGAGACAGTTGTAATGCTTACGTATTAACTTTATGTAAACACGTACTAAAGGCTTACATGATTTATGCACCATGTCAGTGCATTTTAGGTGTGTGTGCACTGTGTTGGTGCTTCATGTGCGAGCTTTGCACCATAGTGGGGCATATTGTGTGACAGTTAACCCATAGGTACTATATTAGGTGTTTACCCTGTAACTCTTAGGTATTACTTTCTGGCTGTTATTCCTGGCCTTGTAGTACTTAGG